AGAAAATGGCTTATTAAACAATTCCGCTGAATAGCGTTCTGCTTCAGTACCGAATGATGGTGTTTTTGGCTCTAATCTACCTAAAGATTCATCTAGTTTATTGACAAATTTGTCAACTTGTTCCTCGTTATAAACACCAGCATTAAAACTAGTTGCAAATTGCTTTGCGCTATTTTTAATCCAATCTGGAGCATTTGGGTCATCAATGAATCTTTGGAATGGGTTAACTTCAACAGCACCAGCAGCACCCAACTGACGCAAAGCAGGAAGAACTTTAGCTTGCTCAGATATAGCCGCACGACCTTGAGGGAATGAAAGCAGTTGAGCCTTGACTTGTTCATTGATAGTGCCATCAGGGTTCTTGAGTTGACCAACCAACTCATTAGCCATGTTGGTAAGACCTTGATTTTGCATACCTAACCCACGCTGAGTAAGGTAGTCAGTTCTCTTGAAACCTTCCATCTCTTGCTGTTGCGCCTGTTCCTTAACCTTCATCATCTGATTGCGTAACAGGAAAGCAGCTTCTTGATCTCCACCTTGCAATGCAGCTTGAATGGCTTGAGCATAGGTGTCAGGGTTGCTAGGGTCAATCATCCCAATTAATTGCTGACGTTGTGAAATCTTTTTCAGCATAGGGTCTTCACCACCCAAAGCACCGCCAATAGCATTGCCTAACTGTTGACCAGCACGAAAAGTCCCATAACTAGCACGAGCCATTGGGTCAAGATTTGCATACTGAATAGCTTGAGCCTCTTGTGCTTGCTGTTGAGCAAGTTGATACTGTTCAGGAGTAGTAAATAAACCTAGAATTTCTGATGCCATGATTACTCCTTATATTAAGGTATGAAAATTGATGAACTTGGCTGGTTGTTATATGTAAAACTATCCGCTAACTGTTGATTTTGGTTTGCAGTCATATATGGACTTCCTGTATACCCAGTTTGCGTTCCTCCTCCACCAAATATTTTCTCAAAGCCAGTCTTTAGGTATGGACTATTAGCCATACCTTGCAATAAATTAGCTGTAGAACTGTATCCTTGACCAGCTTGTTGAGTTCTAGCCGCCTCTAATCCACCAGTTAACAATGTCTGACCAACATTAGCACCAGCTTGTGCTGATCTACCAGCCAAATCGGAACTAAGTCTTAAAGGTTGTTGACCAAGTTCTTCAATAGTTTGACCAGCACCCAAATAAGCCGTAAATGGACTCAATGCGCCAACTTGACCAGCTTGATACTGACCCAACATTCCTGCACCAGTACCAAATAATCCAGCACCAAAAGCAACATTCTGTTGACCAGCCTGTTGTGCATTTGCCGCCAACTGAGCATCCTGTTGGGCCAAAGCGTTGTAGTAGGCTTCCATCTCAGGTGTAGTAGCACCCAATCCAGCCGCACCACTTGGTCGCATACCTGTAGCGCCTACAGACAACCCACCACGACCTTGTTGGAACAACTGGTTCTGCAACTGAGCCATCTGACGCTCACGGCTAGGGGCAAGCAAATCCTGTTGCCGCATCATGTATTGAGCCGCAACATCTTCAGGACTCTGAGCAAGGTATTGCTGACCTAAGTTAAACAATCCTCCAGCCGCAGTCTGCAAAGGAGCATACTGTTGTCCAGCTTGTTCAGCTTGAGTTAAAGCCCCACCAGTAAGACCCATCAAACGATCTTGATAGCGTTTTAACTCAGGACTAACTGTATATCCAGCCTTCTTTAAATACCCATCTTTATCAAATTGAAAGTTTGATTTGCCATAGCGTGTAGTAATACCAACAGGGCGAAACTTTTGCGCTTCAATCGCCAGTTTTGTCGTATCACGCATTGCTTGCGCAGATGTATTCGCAGACGACTCAATAGCGTTAGCTTGTTCTTGCGCCCCTGCATACTGTAATATTGCACTAATAGGCATATCAATCCCCTTTAATTAAAATCTCATCCACTTTAGACGGGTCTTTCTCGTCTGTGGCATGAATACAAAACCAAACACAATCAGTAATTGCTTTTACGCCATGCGTAACACCAGCCTCAATCTCAATGCAAGCAGGAGCAGAAACAATATCAATCTCAGTGCCACGCAAAACGGCAACCTTGCCATGAGCCAAAATAGACAAATGACTGAAGTTGTGCGTATGCTTCAAGATTGCCATTCCAGCCGTGAAGAATGACTCTTTGGCATACAAACCATCACTGAAATGATGAGTGATGCGAAATTCTGGGTCTTGCATCATCATGCTGTGCGCTTCCACATATAGACAGTGATATAAGGTTGATAGTTGGCATTTGTTCCTGATGAACCAGCAGATGCAACAGTAACAGTACCAGCAGGAGTGCCAGCAGATGTATAGTTTGTGTAGGTATCAAGTCCATTGCCTGTGTCAGCATTTCTAACAAAATCCCTATTACCAGACTCACTTCCATCAGTTGCTGTTGAATCATTAGAGCCAACATAGTGTCTATGCGTACCCAATGGCGTACCAGCAAAGGTAGCTGTGTGTGTATGACTTACAGCAATTGCATCTGCACTACCACCTGTTTCTTCAGCGGTGTCAAATAATGTGTTACCTGAATCAAATCCAACCATTACACGACCAGCCGCAAATGCTGTCCATGTACCAAAACCCAACAATGTCGCAGGATTGGTACTTACACTTGAATTTGTGTAAATTGTTCCAACAGGATACAAGAGTTGCAATGCCGCCTGAACAAATGCAGTTGTTGCTAACTTGGTACTGCTATCTGTTGCTGTTTGTGTTACTCCAGTTGTTCCCGTTGGCATACTAGGAGTGCCAGTAAATGTTGGGCTTGCCAAATCAGCCTTAGTTGCAATGGCAGTGGCAATATTATTGAACTCAGTGTCAATCTCAGTGCCTTTGACAATCTTTAAAGCATTGCCAGAAGATAAAGCATCCTTGGTTGCAAAGTTCGTTGATTTTGTGTAGTCTGACATAGTTACTCCTTTAACTCAGTTTGCCATTCTTGGCTTGAATTTCAATCTTCTGAATAGACAATGCTGAACCATTTATGTCTGTTTCATATCCTGTTTGAACAACCTTACCGCTTCCTGATGCTGAAACAGTTAAAGTTTGCAATGCAATTCCATCAGAGTATTGTGCAACTACAGTGGCATTAGCGCCATACTCAGCAATACCATAATAGGACTCACCCTGAGTTGGAATCGTAGCGTTGTCAGACAAATAGTTTGTCTTAAAGTCAAATCCCCACTTGAACGTAACAGTCTGGTTTGAGCCACCAATAACCACAACAGACAGTTTCTTCAAAATAGAAGTTTGATTTTCATTTCCAAGGTCTGCATGGTTTGTGTAGTACAACATACGATAGGCAGACTGGTAATCTTGATAGCCGCTATACAAGCCGACATATCCATTCTTGCCAATGTACAGAGTGCCATCACGCCTAGCCAAGAATGATGTAGGAGTTATTGAATCCCAAGTTGTTGTTCTAGCCGCACCATCAGGCAAATACGCCTTTGTATCAAAACAATATACAGCCGAAATAGATGGTGTAGTCAGCAAATAGAAGGCTTCACGCTCAGAATAAACAGACTTGATATTTGCTAATGTCTCACCAGCAATTACAGACGTTAAATCATTGCGAATATTCTTAGACAAGTCTCTCTCAGGAGCAGACTTCTCTTGAATTGTTCTCATCAAAGAACGAACACCTGAGTTAGACAAGAACAGCACATCAGTGCTTGTAGTCTGAATGCTATCCCTAGCAATGCAACCAATACCCTCAACTGTGTCACTCAATGTCATTGTTGATGGTGCAGTAGCGCCAGCATAGACAAGAATCTGTCTCTTGCCAAAGATAAACAAGAATCCATTGTGAGCCGCCAAGCCAGTGATCTGGTCAGCACCATTTACCCACACATTGTTTACATTTAAAGAGCCAGCAGTTCCTGTTGACCACACATGACCAGCAATCAAGTCACTGAAGTAAACAGTTGAGTTATTGCTAGTTGTGTTTGCCGCCCACAATCTACCAAATGCAGAAATAACAATATTTGCATCAGGAACAGTAGCGGCATAGCCAGTCTTCTCAGAGACTCTACGATATGTTGTAGTGCTAACAGCAGGGTCATAAATGAGAGGGTTGTGACCAGACTGAAAGAAGTAGGTAATGCCATTCAAAGAGGCACATTGCCAATTACTTGCAGTAATGGTTGGGGCAGTACCACCCCCCCCATAGGTAAGTTCAGTAACTGTATTCGTTGAACTTAACTTGAAAATCTTGTTATTTCCAGCAAACAATACAGTCAAAGTGCCATCAGCTTGAACCAACTCATGCAATACTGTTACATCATTAGCGCCAAGATCGCCACTAGATGAATTAACTCTTGACCAACCTTTGCGTGAACCCATCCGACCATACTGGTCAATCACGCAATTTGTCGCAACCAAAGCAAATCCAGCCGCAAGATCAAGAGGTGAGTCTTGCGTATTCAGCCCATATAGTGCTGGCGCTGAAATACTGTAAGTTTGTATTTGTTGGCTCATATTGCCACAAACTCCTGATTTTCAGGGTAGCGAGTGCCTTCCAAAGCAATGTAGTCAGACAACATAGATTTATACAACTGGTACGCTTCAGAAGAAGACAAACCACCATCTTCACCACGTTCTACCAAAGCACGAGCATAGGCATTCTGAACCACCAAAACATCAGGAACAGCAACAACAGTTGAGTCTGAAGACAATGTGGCTTGTGGCACTGCAAGGCTAAAAGGGATGCTATACACACCATCAGGGCGTGGATACAAAGTTACCTTGGTGTCATAGCTACCATTAACACCATCAAAACAAAATTCTGATGGGATGCCACTTACAGGAGTAGAGAAATTCTGCTTGCGATTCATTGAAGCAAAATCAATATTCTTCATACCAATGTTACTTGTGACATTGATTACATAAATGACTTGAA